TGTGTCATTTCAGATTGTAGTGTATGACACTCAGCAGAAAAGAGCATCTGATATCCGTGCTGCAATACGAAAAGCTTTAGAGCCACATTGCTACGTTACCAATATTCACTCGAACCATTTTGAGCACATTGCTGATACCAATATTTTTGGTCGTGGCTTTGATGCGAATTGGTTTTTGGATAGATAGGTTATGAAAGATGAAACAAAATCAAGGATTGCTATAGCAATGTCTTTAATTGTTGGAGTGTTTTTTATTTGCTTCATCATATATGCAATCTGGCAAGAATCTACAAGCCCAAAAATGGAACTGAATAAATCTGAATGGGAGTGTGTGAAGACTGAAACACGCATGATCCCGGTATTGGTTGGCAAGGTGGTAGTTCCACAGCCAAGGCGAGAATGCGTCGAATATAAACGCAACTAAATTCCAATTTTCCACATAGCACCCAACCGGGTGCTTTTTTTATGCCTGAGTGTTTTATCTGCATTCTGCATTCGGGTTCACGCCACTCTAAAGGAGTTAATTATGAATGTGATGTTAAAGCCAATTGAAATCGTCAATGCAGAAAATGGCGAGCCGATGACAACCACGTTGCAGATCGCACTTGGGTTGGGAATTCAGCATGCCACAATTATTAAATTGGTTCGTACCTATATGCCAGATTTTCAAGAATTTGGCTTGGTCAGATTTAAAATCCAACCAAGATTAGAAGGGCAGCATGGCGGTGGTGATGTGAAGTTTGTTCCATTAAATGAACAACAAGCCACTTTCCTTATGACGCTCATGCGAAACAGCCCGCGAGTAATTGAGTTTAAGAAGGCTTTAGTGAAAGCATTCTTTGAAACGCGAGAATTTATTCGCTCACAAGATCAAAGCTATAACAATATTCACAACAAATTATCACTTCAGCTTGATCTGGCGAAATCAGATGCAAGCCTTGCAGGTAGTGTTTTAGGAAGCTATCGCAAGAAACGAGATTTATTAATGACTGCAATCACGGAAGTCGAACGACTTATGCAGCCATGTCTATTTGAATAAACAAATTAATTTCAAACCAATGCCACCACTCGGTGGCTTTTTTTATGCCTAAAATTGAGGAGCACTCGCAAATGGCAGAATTACGCACGCAAGGGACAAACGTCTTTGCTTTTGATGGTACCGACATTACGCAACTTGTCTGTGTAACCGGTATCGACTTGGGAAGCGACAGTACTTCAAAAATTGAAACAACTTGTCTTGAAGAAACAAAATCTAAATCTTATCTGCCGGGCCTATCTGATCCGGGTGATGGTTCGATCTCAATTCGATTAGACCTTGAAAACCAATCACACCTGAAACTCATTGAATGGGCTGAGGAACGCAAGGAACTTGAATTCTACATCGGTGCCAGCGACTCAAATGCAGTACCAACAGTAGCTACAAATGCTGTAGCTCTACCAACTGGACGTTCATTCTGGTCATTTAAAGGCGCACTAACTCCAGCAGTACCAACTTTTGAAGCTGATTCTATTGTGGGCTACCAGTTCACTTTACAGCGTTCAACTGGTGTAACTCTGACCCCTGCAACCGTTTAATTTGGAGCCCCGCAACGGGGCTTTTTGCTTTTCTGGTGAATCATGAAAAAACTAACTCTAAATGATATTAAGTCTGGCGCTTTAATGGGCAAGCCAGAGCATGTGACAGTCCAAATTAAAGTTGCTGGTGAGGATGCAGAGTTTGATACTCATATTCTACCTTTCAGCTACAACACAGCCATTGCTCAAATGAAAGCGTATGGTGAAAACAAGGAATCCCTGGCTGGAATTCTTGCAAGTGTTATTTGTGATGAAAAAGGTCAATTAACCTTTACTGAAGAAGAAATTCGGAAGCACTTTAACCAGGCTTTAGTTGATGCAATCTGGAGCAAAGTATTTGAAGTAAACGTTATGGGAAAGCAGTCGAGCTTAACCAAGACGACGAAATCCTCATCGAAATCAGCATCGCGCTCGGCAAAACGTACAGCGAAATCGCAGACCTCCCGTACAGAGAAATTAAAAAGTACACTGCCTACATCCGAAAGTACGGAAGCCTCAATCTCGGAAGAAGATTCGAGCAAGAATTAGCACGACTCCACCAGTCTATTTTGACTCTAAAAGGTGTTAAGAATATTAAGCTTCATGATTTGATGACCCATGAGGAAAAGCCAGAAGAAAAAAATCTTGAGGATTATCTGGTGGAGAATTTCGGGAAATAAGGGCTTAGTTTTATTTATGAGTAAGTAAAATGGTTTTTGAAAAATATCTTTATTTAATGTTAAATGTGCTAAGTCCTTCTAATCAGAAATTAATCATGAAATTAAAAGAAGCTATTAATATAGCAAAAGCTGAACTTGAGGATATATTTGAGGATGAGAATCCCAGGGATATTCGCCTAGAAGAAGTTGATAAAAATAATCTAGGTTCTTGGGTTATCACTCTCAGCTATCTTCAAGCACCCGATGCCAGGGAGTCCATGGGGCTTATGGCAATTGCTGCTGCAATCAATGTGAACACTAGAGCCTATAAGCTGGTCACAGTGAAACAAAATGGAGAGGTGGAGTCTATTAAGATTCGCAAAAATGGATAGGCTGATACGGAAAATGCAGAAGAATGGTGTTTTGATAGACACCAACCTTTTGGTTTTGTTAATAGTTGGATTGGTTGACCCAAAGATTATTGAAAACCATAAGAGATTATCTGCGTATACAAAAGATGATTTTGTGCTTTTGGTCAGCATCCTAAACACCTGTAAATTTATTGCTACAAGCCCCCATATTCTCGCGGAAACTAGCAACTTAGCCAGTAACGGAATGTATGGAGAAGCCGAAGCAAAAATATTTTTAGCCTTAAAAGGTATCTTAATGCAGGAGAAATTTATTGAGATTCACACCACTGCATCTGGTATTTCTGAAAAAGAAGGTTTTTTGACTTTTGGTTTAAGTGATATAGGCTTACTAGAGACTTTAAATAGTGAATATGTCCTATTAACTGATGATTTCAGATTAAGTGGTTATGCTGAAAAAATGAATTTTGAAGTTCTGAATTTCAATCATCTTAGATATAGTGTTTGGAGCTAGTGGATGTTTTTCGGAGTGGTTTTTTTGTGCTGGAATTAGTATCTTGTCCTAAATATTGAAAGGATTAGATATGAAAAAATTCATCTTTTTATTAATATCTATTGGGATTTCTGGGTGCAGTGATACAAAAAAACACCCAAATAGCGCCCAACACAGCAAGGATACAGAAGAGCTTTGTCAGTCTATAGCAACATTCTCTGAAAACACAATGGAAGCGAGGCAAAATGGCGCAGCCATGGGGGATATATTAGATAAGCTCAATGCCGCAGTTGTTGATAGCTCTTTGGAGGAAACCAGATCGCTAATGAAGAGCTTGGTTCGTGATGCGTATGCAGCGCCATTGCGTCATACTCAGATCGGAAAAAACGAAATTATTAGCGAATTCAAAAATCAAGCTCATCTAGAGTGTTTAAACGCAATGGATTGAGTGCGCCAACATCAAAACAAATAACCGCCACTAGGCGGTTTTTTTACGCCTAGAGGAAAAGTTATGGCTGGCAAGTTAGGTGTTTTAACATTAGATTTAATTGCTCGTATCGGCCAATTTGTTGAGCCAATGAAGAATGCCGAAAGACAGACTAAGACTTCAGCAAGCAATATGGCGCGCGATTTCGAGGAGGCTGATAAAGGCATCTCAATGTCTGCAAAAAATATCGGGCTTTCATTGGCAGGGGTTGCGGCATCCTATGTCTCTATCGACCGACTGATCAACACTCAGCGTACCTTTGATAAGTTAAATGCTGGATTAATAACAGCAACCGGGTCAGCAGAAGGCGCGGCAGCAGCATTTGATTCTTTGCAGAAGTTTGCAAAAGAAACTCCTTATGGCTTGGAGCAGTCTGTAGGTGCCTTTATTAAGCTTACAAACTTGGGGTTAAAGCCATCTGAAGCCGCACTAACATCATACGGCAATACTGCTGCTGCCATGGGTAAAGATCTTGATCAAATGATTGAGGCTGTTGCTGATGCTACCACTGGTGAGTTTGAGCGATTAAAAGAATTTGGAATCAAGGCCAGTCAAGAAAATGGCAAAGTGTCACTGACATTTAAAGGTCAAACCACCACCATTAGAAATAATGCCAAAGAGATTGAAAAATATCTTCTTAATCTAGGCAATGTGGACTTCGCTGGTGCTATGGAAAACCGCATGAAAACCCTAGATGGGTCTATTGCAAACCTTGAGGATACAATTGATGGATTATTCCTAAAAGTATCGCAATCAGGAATTGGTGATGCGATTAAGGCTGGTGTTGATGGGGCTAGTGAGTCACTGGAAACCCTAGGGGACAACCTAGATACAGTTGGTGATATTGCTTTGGTGGTAGGCGCTATCTTTGCTGGAAAATACGCGTCCAGCATGGTTAGCAGTATTCAAAAAACAGTTGCTGCAAGCATAGAGCAAAAACAGGCTTTAGTAGCTGAACAAGCCGAAAACGTAAAACTACTTGGCGTTCAGGCGCAAAGAGCGCGCCAAAATGTGGCTTTAGCTTTAACCGAGGTGAATCTAGCTCGTGCAGACTTTAATAATGCCACTACAGCAGCAGCTCGCGCGGCAGCAACACAGCGATTAACAGCAGCAAACATCGCTTTGGCTATTTCTGAGAAACAGGCTTCTATGGCAACAACTGCCTATACAGCAGCTACAGGTGCAGCAACTGTAGTCACAAGCCGACTTGCAGCAGCTAAGGCGCTCTTGCTTGGATTGACAGGCGGATGGGTGGGGCTAGGCATTACTGTGGCTTCTGTAGCGGCTGGCTATTTAATGATGAGAGATGGTGCTGATGAGTCCACTAAATCATTAAGAGAAAATAATGAGTCTGTTGATGATGCAATCAAGAAATATAAGGAGCTTGATGAAGTTAAGCGTCGCGCGCAGCTTGTTTCTGAAAAAAGCACTCTTCAGGATCTAGCGAAGGAATACGATGAAGTTAACTCAAAACTAATCACCGCCACTTACTCATTCAGTCGTCACAATGACATGACATCTGAGCAATCGAAACGTGTTAATGCACTGATTGCTGAATACAAAAAAACCGGTGATATTGACCAATTTTCAGGAAAAATTAACGCCTTAAACTTTATTAGCCAGACTTCTAAGGATCGATTCAATACTTTAGGTGGGTCTGTAAAAGATGCTGGTAATGAATTTAAAAACCAAAAATCTTTTGTGGATCAGATGGCTCCAGCTGTTAAAGGTGTGGGTGATCAGGCGAAACAAACCGCTAGTGAGGTGGCTAATCTAAGTGAAGAAATTAAAAAACTACTTAATGAATCTAATCGCAATATTAAAGACGCTGCAATTACCAAGGCCTTAGCAGACCATGGTTATAACGACACCATGATCGAGCTTGTAAAAAAATACATGGCCGTTGAAGGTGCGATTACTACCAATGCAAAAGGCCAGCAAGTGTTAAAAAGCGAATTAATAGCTCAATTACGTATTGAATATCAGGCTGCAATGAAAGCTAAAAATGCCGTGGATGATCGCAATAAGTCTGAGGAAAAAACTAGAAAACTTATTGAGGCTCAAGGCCAAGCAATGAAAGTTAATGCCAAAGTTGCAGCCAATGCAGCTAAGTACAACTTTGCTGCGATTGAAGCTAAAAATGGTCTACCAGCGGGTCTGCTTTCTGCTATCCATATGCAGGAATCCAGAGGCAATCCAAATGCCTACAACAAGAGTTCTGGTGCGGCTGGTGGGTTCCAGTTTCTAAAAGGCACGGCTGAACAATATGGAGTTACAGACCGTTATAATCTAGCTCAAGCCGCTGAGGGTGCTGGTAAATATTTAGCCTATCTTATCGATCTTTTTAAAGGCGATATTAACAAAGCTATTAGCGCCTATCATGCTGGTGAAGGAAATGTTCAACGCGGTACTAATATTGGCCCAGTTAACCGCCAGTACGTGAAAAACATTAAAGGCTATTTGGGTGGTTCAAGCGGTGTCGCATTCACAGAAGAATATTCTTTTGATGACTGGCTGAAAGAGCTAGAGCAGCACGTAGCTGAGCAAGAAAAACTTGAAAAAGAGTTGGTTGATAAAAAGCGGTCAATTCAGATCAATTACTACGATGAATGGCAAAAACTCGAGTTTGATAACCAAGAGAAAATCAAGGAAATCAACAAGGCCTTTGCCAGCGACACAACAGAGCTCGATCGTCTTTTAGACCTTCAACAGAAGGCCTATGAAGATGATGTGGCTAACTGGGTTAAGGCTCAGGACGAGCGTGTAAAAGCTGAAAATGAGGCTAATCAGCAAATCATTCTTGCTCGTCGTAATGCTTTTGCCATGATGAATGAGCCGTTAGGTGCAATGAATCAAATGGGTATTGATGCGAAAGCTCAGGCTTCAATGAGTCCGCAGCAGTATCAGAAATGGCAGCTTAATAATGATCAGCAATCTGGTTATTCTCAATTAGCTGATCAACTTTATTCAGCCCAGTCCGCTATTGAGAGCAACGAATATCTTGAGACAACCGAGAGATATAAACAGCTTGAACAGGCTTATGAAGCATATCTGCAGAATAAGGCTGCATTATCTGAAGCATACAATAAGCAGGAGCGTGAATTAGCTCAAACTCAATTCCAGGAACAACTGAGTCTTTGGGGTGGAATTTTAGCAAACGGCCAAAACACCTTCTCTCAACTGACGCAATCACTAAAAAATAGTGCAGGGGAGCAATCCGCC